GTGTGGTTGATATGACCACTTAGTATTATAATCAGAGAGCAAACTCTCTAATATATTTTGATACGTTGGTGATATAAAATCATCGTAAACTTCAAACTTCATTGCTTTGACCAGTATAAAAATTGAGCCAATCCAACAGAGATGCCTGCATCTTCACATAAAGGATCTACAAATAGTTTAACACCTTCGGGTAAGTGTTTTAAGTATTCATAATTTGCCACACAATTCATAGCACAACCACCACTCAAAACAATATTTTTCTTTCCTGTAATTTGCAAAGTATCTAATATTGCTTTAGTCATCCACCTCTCAAAATCTTTCTGTAATCTCCAACACAAATTAGCAATTTTCTGAACATCTTCATTCCAATTTCTGTAGTCCCAATCTCTTGGTAGATAATCATAATCTATAAAGATACAACCATCATGTGTTCTATAGAAGAGTTTAGAATTAATCTCATAGTTATCAAAAACAAAAGGTTTTATATTGGGATCTTCTTTACCATATGATGCTAAACCCATTATCTTACCAGATCCCAACTGTCCAAATCCACAGTAAGCAGCAATAGAAGAATATACCATACCAATTCCCATAGGCCATTTTGTATGAGAATGTCTTTCCTTCATTAAGTCTGCATGATGTTTTGGTGTCTCTTGCTTTGAATGACATATAAGTTTAGCTGGATATTCCACCGTGTATATACTTGCTACTTCGTGCATATCAGATTCTTTTGTTGAAGGATTACCCATACCATCAACAACTAAAACTGCTGCATCTTTAAATCCAGAATTATAAAATCCAGAAAAAGCATGAAATACATGGTGTTCGTCAAATCTAGTATCCGTCCATTTGTTTTCCCACTTTTCTGTATCTTCAGCCTCCATCTTTATTTTCTTTGAATGGATATCAGTAGATTTAGAAATAACAAAAGTTATAAAAGAATATACCTCTTGTTCAAATGATAGATGAAAGTCTTGTGCTAAGTCATTTACAGGCCAATACTTAATACCACTGAATCCAAAATCAATGTCTAATAATTCTGATGAAGGAAAATTATCTCCAAACAGTCTTTGGTATGCTTTTGATGGATAAACATCATGTTTTGCACGACTGCATCTTTCTTCTTGCATGATGTTTTTTATTTCTCCATCCTCTACTACACAAATAGAAGCATCATGAGATATCATTATTCCAACAGTTTTCATTAGAAAAAATTAAAGTTGATATTAAATCGTCCCATAGCATCCGTAGTATTAGTGGAACGATGTTTAACACTAGGATCGAATAAAAATAATCTATTCTCAACACTATCTATTTTAGTGCCATCTTCAAATTCTGTAAAGCCGTTACAGGTATTCAATGCAAAAATAGCGCCCTGATGACTGAAATCTTGGTCAGTATGATAGGGATGCTTGTGAAAAGTTTCACAATAAGGATAAAAGTTTACTTTAACCCTAAGCATAGTTTTATACTGACAGGCTAAATGAAATTTAGGAAGAAAAACGTCTTTAATGACACCCCAAGACTCATCGACTGGTTCGTCATTTAGATAGATCGTTTTAACAGAATAATAATTCCAATGAGGAATTTCTGTTTCCTCTCCAGAAGCGCCTGGGATAGGACTGTATTCTAGATTACTGAAAGCATTTTTAACATAATCAAACTCTCGATGATCTAAAAAATTATCAATTATCTCAGGTTTCATCTTAGATTACCCGACAATACACATCTACCTTGATGATTACTAGGAGGTACGCAATGTGGGAGATCTTTATCCCATACCATACAAATTCCTTGATTTGCATCGAAAAAAGTTGGTTCAGTTGTTTCTGGATCTTCGCTAAAATATATTGACGAACTGTTTTCTGGAACTTTTATATAATAAACAAAAGAATATTTTATATCTTTCTCACTATTATGTGCATGCCATTTAATACCACCACCATCACGATACCAAACACCCCATAAATTTTCCAAAGTAGAGTCTGTAGTTTCTTCTACCCACTTTATAAATTTTCTTATTTTCGGTGGATAATCATTCCATTTTGCTATATGACAATTCTCTGATCTTTCAAGATAACTATCAGGCACAGACGTAGTAGCATTAAGAATCTCTACCTCTAATTCACTATGGTCTTCTTGATATGGATACTCGTATTCTTTTACTTCTCTCATCAGTTCTTTACTTCGATCATAAGACCATATTCAGGCAGATAGAGGTATTCTATCAAACTGTTTGCAAGAGTCCTCAGAGCGTCGTCTAGGGTCTCTACAAGAGGTTCTCCGCCTAGGTTGAAGGATGTATTAAAGATAATAGGACATTCTGTTTTCTCATAAAACTTTTTGATTAAATTATAGTAATGAGGATTGACTTCTTCTGTAACTGTTTGGATTCTACATGTATCATCAACGTGAATGATTGCTGGAATCTTTTCTTTGATTCCTTCCTGACATCTAACAGCATACATCATAAATGGTGTCTCATCCATTCCACGAAGATCAAACCATTCGTGTACATGTTCTTTTAATATTGATCCAGCAAAAGGTCTGAAATACTCACGACGTTTTACTGTATTGACATGATCCTTTCCTTTTGGATCTCTTGGATCATACATGATAGATCTATTACCTAGCGCTCTAGGACCTGCTTCTGATTTACCTTGGAACATTGCAACAATATTCTTCTTAGTAATTAGATCAACTACATCTTCGTGTGTGGCCTCAAAGATTCTAGTTGCATCATAGTAATTTGCAAGATCTGTAATGTACTCAGTATCATAGTCGTACTTAGGTCCATAATATAAATCAGTAATCATAGGTTTGATCTCCTTGTCTTTTGTTACTTTATGATAGTGCCAGTATGCAGCACCGATAGCTGTTCCAGCATCATTGCTTACTGGTTCTACGAATAGATTGATACCCTTATCTTTTAGTTGAGGAAGATACCAATAGTTTGCAACACAGTTCAATCCATATCCACCAGAAAGAACTACATTTTTATTACCACTCATCTCAACTGCTTTGAAGATAAGATCCAATACCATAGATTGAGATTCAGTTTGAATTGCATAGGCCAGGTCTCTACGATTATCTAACTGAGTTATATCTTTTACTGTACTCGGATCTTGAGGTTCTCTTAGTTCTAAGAATCTACCTTTGTTTACGATTGCACCGTTAGGATAGGTAGGCACAATAAGATCTCTGTTAGTAGTAGTCCAATCACTTCTACCATCATAGTTTGTGTAGATATCTGGAATCTCACTATTCTCTTTTCCGTATGGGAATAGTCCCATAGTCTTACCAGCTTCAATAGGAGCCCATCCACAATATTGTGTGACTGCCTCATATGCTTTTACAATACCAGCAGAGTCATCTAATATTAATTCATGAGATCCCTCTTCTTCTTCCCTATCGGAAGTAAACTCTTTAATTCTTACTGAACCCCAAGGACCTCTACCTCCTTGATGTTTGTATAAAGTTTTAAAATTATCAGGATAAGCACAATTAATAATAGTTTCTAATTCCCATGTCATCTCCTGTTCACCATCAATCTGCATAGGAATGAATGTCCCTGCACCATCTACAATAACAGATACAGCAGACTCAAATCCAGATCTATAGAAAGCACAAGCAGAATGAAGTTTATGATGGATATGACTGTAATCTACAACTTGAGGATGTTTATAGACATCTTCTTTACGATCAATGAGACCTAGTTTTCTTGCAAGAGCAACGTAGATAGGTTCTCCTGTAAAATCATTTCTCCCAGCCTCATCTAGAGGTTGTGTATGTGCAACCACAAGATAGTCAAGTCTATCGGTATAATCCAATATCTTGATCATGGAAGCCATAGGACCTCCATCATATTTCTTTCTAGATAATCTTTCCTCTTCAATAGAGAAAACTAATTGTCCATCTCTCAGTAAGCATACACCAGAGTTGTGTCCTCTAGCAATTGCTGCAATCCACTGTGTCATATTAAATAGATTTCTTTTCTATAGTAATTGAGTTTTCTTTGTCAGATTTTAGTAAACTTTTAATTTCAGATTGAAATCCTTTTTTACTTTTTGGTTTCTTCTTAGTGTCCATAGTAAAACTAGGTTTAGGAGCACCAGTCTGTAAAGGATTGGGAGCAGCTGCACCTGTAGGAGCCCAATTTGCAGTAGGTAAGTTATTCAAAGTTGATTGCATTGGTGATGCAATCGCTGGTTGTTGATTGGGAGGACAAGATTGTCCCTGCTGCTGTTGTTGTGGAGGAACAAAGTTACCTGTATATGTTTTTGGTTTACCTAGTCTCTTTCTACATGATGCAATAACTTCATCAATTTGTTTCTTACTTAGTTCCATTGATTCGTCATTGAAACGATCAACCCTTTCATCCATTGCAATTCTGATTGGTGCATATTCTCTACGACCATCACCCACATCAATAATATCAAAATCTTTGAGGCCTGGATAACTAATATTTTCTGGATATGTAGAACCAACCACAACAGTTGCAGTTTTATCAAATGCTCTTGCAATATGTTGACCCATACTATCACATCCTAAGAAATGATCTGCAACATCAATGACAGAAGCCCATATTCTCATGTCTGATATTTGAGGTCTTGCAATAGGATATTTCTCTTCATTCTCCTCAGTTGGAAAATGAATCTCGCTCATAACTACCACTGCATAGTCTTTCTTGAGATTATTAATTACGTCTACTACTCCTGTAAGAGACATACTTCTAGAAGTTGGATCTGCAATAAACTCCCCCATCTGTTCAACAGATCTACCAAATGGTTGAACTACAATTACTTTATCTTTTTTTGTTGTTGCTTTAATTTCTTCAACTATATTATATCCAGCAATAGCCTCTGACTTATTAAGATGAACTGTAGGTTTAGGAAGTTCTCTGGGTTCATCTAACCCATTGATCTCCATGTCATACGCTTGTGCTAGACTACATTTTTGATTGTAATAGTGCCATACTCTGTATGGTTCTGGACTCTCGCAATCTCTGTGTTTAATATGTTCTTGAAATACTCTTTTATGCCAGTGGTCGTAGACCTTATCATCTAATGTAGGATGTCCTTTGAAGAAATCAGTACCACCCTCACAAATGATAACAAAATCATCATGAGTCTCAGCATATTTTTCAAATGCTGGTATTGAACTTATTACTCTCCCCGCCCCACCATTGATGAAGAATGCTTTTGATCTCATAGTTTTCATAATTCCTATAGTATATAGTCACATAAAAAATACCTGTGCCAGACGAGGATGTTCCTTAAACATCGTTCGATTTATGTCTGCTCCGTGGGTACATTTGGCTTCATATAATAACATTCTATTATATTTCATCTCACTTGTAAAGGTAATATCTTTTTTTATGTCATATTCACCATAAGCGTGATCTTCCATATATTTGTAAAACTGTGTGCCACCTTCACATTCCTCTGGTTTATTCAAATAAACTAGTGCAGCCCAACTAGAATCTGTATCTTTATGGTGAGTATAACAATAGACAGTCTTAGTAAATCTTTCATTTATATCTTCATTAGTTGTATGATTGACCCAGAACTTTTGATTATCCCATCTGTAGTCAAACATCCCTTCACCAAATTCAAGATTAGTCCACTCTGGATGTTGGCAGAGTTCTTTGAAAACTGGTTTCAAATTTTCAATCATGTCTGGTCTATCTTCAACAACTCTCGTTCCTATAAGACCACCACAATGTTCTTTGTCATTTGTCCTTTCACATGACAGAGCATAGTCTCTAACTTCATCTGGATTTTTGTAGAAGTCATCTATAACAAATACTTTCCTCCAGAAATATCCTTGGTCAGTAAATTTTGCATAATCGTAGCAACGTTGTATGTGTGAAATTTTTATGGGATTTACTTCAAACATGTAGTAAAAAAGATCCCCTTATTAGGAGGATCTTGATGAATTATTTTATATATAAATGTCTTACATTGAAGATGGTGGTTCCCATGCTTGTCCACTTTCTGAATCAGGATCTCCTTGATGAGGAGGATCTTGGAACCCAGGCTCTATTGGGAACATCATGTCAGCAAAGTTAGGATGTACTCCAGCAGCAATCATTTTGTTTGGAAGATCTCTTAACTGTTGACGATATGTTTTCCACTGTTCTTTAAGTGCATCAGGCATATCTTCTGCAATCTGACCATCAGTATTAGCAAGAACACTGTCTCTATGTTTTCTAACATGATCCCATGTCTTATCCTCATCAACACCATTTAACTTTTCTCTAGGTGTAAAGTTACCAATAGTGATGTCATCAGGTCCAGCACTGCCAGGATTTGCAACTCTGATAGTATCATAATTATAGAAATCATCAGGGAAGATAGTTGAAGAATATGTAAACTGAGGGTATACACTTCCGTCTACTGCTGGAGAGCCAGGATGGTTTGTATCTGTACCAGCACCTCTGTCTTCTTCTTTCTCGTTAACAACAGGTCCTCTTAACTGACAGATGAGTGTGTGCAAATCAGATTTAGCACAATCAACTTCGTACCACTGAACTACGTCAGCTGGTTTTGGACGACCATCTGCGATGTCATCTTCTGTTAGAGGTCCATATACCTCTTTTCCTTCTGCATTGATTTGCAGAAAAATCTTGTCTGGACCATCATAAGTTTGGTCTCTCTGGTTTCCATCAGATGTTGAGTGATCTGTAAGGAAAGCGTTCGGAAGATTTAACTTCCAATTGTGTGAAATAATCTTTGTTGCCATTTTGGATTTCTTCGGGTTTACTCCTTCGGCACTATTTATAAAAAAAGAGGGTCTATAACCCTCTTTTGACAAATTTTCTTGTTCGGTTTAGACGTATGTGATTTTAACAAGTCCAGATCCACCTTGTCCACCTTGTCCACAACATCTTCCACAGTAGTTACTGTTTGCACCTTGGCCGCCGTGTCCATATGGAACTGTCCAACAACCACAACGCATCCAACACTGTCTTTGTCCGTAGGAAACACCAAGAGTTCCGATAAATGGAGCACCTGTTGGCATACCTTCGTTATAGAAGCAGTGACAGTTGAATCCGTCAGGTCTGTATGAGTTACCACCGTGGTTGCCCATTCCGAAGTCTCCTCCGTGAGCGCCAGGTTGCATACAACAAGTATGGAATTCTGAATAACAGTTTGATGACCAGTCACCAGTTGCACAACCTCTAACACCACCTAAGGCACAGAAGTTAGAAAGGTTATATCCATTTACATAGGAGTTACATCCGCAACACCCTGTACACTCTCTTGAACAACATCTGTAAACACCAGCAGCACACACAGTATATTGACATCCAGAATTAGTTGAAATAGTTTTTGTATTATAGTATCCACCACCAGCACCGTGCCAGTTTTGACATCTGTTACATGAACATGCACCGTGTCCGTTACCTCCAGCACCCCAGATTTCCCAAGTAATTCTCGAAACTCCTGTAGGAACAGTCCAGTTGCAACAGCAGCCAGGTGTACAATAACATGGATGACCATACACCCATTTCACACACCAGTTTGAGAAAGTACCAGCCGTAACCGCAGACGCTGGAACTGTAGTGTCCTGTATCTGGGAGTTTATTACTTTTTTATAACTCGAATAAGAAGCCATTGTTTCCCTTAGAAGTATGTAATTTTGACGAGTCCGCCACCGCCAGTACCGCCTTGTCCGCAGCACCTACCACAGTATGTAGACATCGCACTTTGTCCACCATGACCATAAGGTACGATCCAGCAACCACAACGAATCCAACATTCTCGGATAGACTGTGTTACTTGTGTACCAATCAAAGGTGCAGAAGTAGGTCTCTGACCATAGTGATAACAGTGACACCAACCTCTATAGGTATCGTGTCTAGATGTAGACCAGATTGAACCGTGGTTTCCAATTCCAAAGTCTCCTCCGTTTGTTGAAGGACCTCTGCAACATGTGTTCTCAGATGAACAACCAGTTGACCAACTTGTGTTTGCGTTACCTCTACATCCTCCGATAGCACAGAAGTTTGATAAGTTGTATCCATTTACATAGGATGCACAACCTACACAACCATAACATTCTCTAGAAAGACATGGATAAACAGCAGCAGCACAAATACTATATGAACAACCACCATTTGTTTGGATCATTTTGGAGTTGTAGTATCCTCCACCACCAGATTGGTAGTGTTGACATCTGTTACATGAACATGCACCAGTACCATTTCCACCAGCACCCCAAGCCTGAATCCACATGTTGTTAACACCAGTTGGAACAGACCAGTTGCAACAACAGCCTGGTGAACAACGGCACATTGTACCGAATACCCATTTTACGCCGTAAGTACTATTAGGAGAACTACTAAAACTAGAAGCGTTAAGAGCATTAGACTCTAACTGATCTCCGTGAATTTTTTTGTATGATGAATAACTTGCCATTTCTGTTTAATACCTAGACGTAAGTAATTCGGACAACTCCAGAGCCGCCTTGACCGCCCTGTCCACAACAACGACCACAATATGAAGTCATTGCTCCTTGTCCACCTGTTGCATATGGAGCAGTCCAACAACCGCAACGAATCCAACATTCGTTATGATTCATCTCAACACCTTCAGATGTTAAGAATGGAGCACCAGATGACATTTCATTAGTAACTGCACCAGTACAGTGACAATCCCAGTGACCCGACCAACCTTTTTGGTGAGGAGCCATTGCGAAGTCTCCACCCCATGTTCCAGGCGATACGCAACACCAGTTAGTTGAAGTACATCTGACTGACCAGTCTGGGTTTGCACAACCTCTTGCACCACCGTAAGCACAGAAGTTACCTGAGAGATTGTAACCGTTTACATAAGATGAACATCCTTGACATCCATTACATTCTCTTGAACAACATCTGTAAACTCCACCAGCACATACAGTATATGAACAACCACCACTTGTAGCGATTGTTTTAGTATTATATGCACCACCAGCAGCACCTCTGTAGTGATGACATCTGTTACAAGAACATGCTCCGTGTCCGTTTCCTCCAGCTCCCCACATTTCAATGGTTAACTTTCCTACTCCAGTTGGAACTTGCCAGTTGCAACAACAGCCAGGACTGCAATAGCAGGGATGTCCATAGAACATCTTTACACAATAATCAGGAGTCACACCCGCCACTAACTTGCCAGGGTCTATAGTCCCAGCAAGCAGCATGTCAGAACTGATTTTTCTATATGATCTATAGTTGGCCATTTACGATCCTAAAAAGGTTTGAATGAAAAACATAATGTAAAGGATCTCAAATTAGATGGAGAAGATTCTCCAACCGTATGTATCACCTGAGTAGATGAGTGTGAACGCAGCACTTTCAGTTGAAACTGTTAGGTCAGCACCATCACCTTGAATGTTCTTACCGTTTCTTCCAACCACAAGTGCGTTAGAGTCAAATGTCTTAGCAACATCTAAGAATGTAATCTCAGCACCTAAGTCTGGAGATGCAGGGAGTGTTAGAGTTATCTGTCCACCACCTGTGTTAACGAAGTAGGTTCCGCCAGATAGAACAGATCCACTTGATGAAACTGTACTGTATGACTTAACACCTGGCTGAATCCATGCAGATCCGTTGTAGTACTCAAGAGCACCGAGGTCTGTGTTGAATCTTAACGCACCAGTATTGAACTCTTCGTCAATACCGCCAGGTCTTTGAGCAGTTGTACCTACAGGAGGTGTCATTGCCTTAGTACCCATCTTCGCACGAGTTAAGAAACCTTTAACTGAGAATTCAGTTGGACAAGCAGTGTTTGAGTTACCAGCAAGTGTCTCATCAGATGAGAATTCGTTGATCGCTTCACCGACCTGACCACCAATCGCACCAAGTCTCAATTCTGTCAAACCAGAAAGGTTGAACGCAGAAGCATCCAATGTAGCACGACCAGTCAACTGGTCAACGGAGAAGAAGTCTCCAACTCTGAAGTTACCACCTTGGTCGGTTGATACGAAGAACACCTTACCAGGCCCGAATACGTTAGTTTCTTGACCTTGAATTACGTTTGCCAAGTTAACGTTTGGATAACCAGTCTCTGTCTTGTTACCAGTACCAACTGCGAGGAAGTCATGTCCTGTTAGTCTTGCCTGTGAGAATAGAGTTCTGATCTCGATTGTAGATCCGTAACCTATGTTATCTGGATCTATGTTTCTAGTATCCCATGTTCCTCTTGACTTCTCAGGAGAGATTGTAAGAGTTGCACGATCATTGAATACCGTTTGTATACCAGCCGTCGATCCAGCCTGCCATTCAAAGTAAGTGGCCGCCGTCGAGACGTTGGTTATTGTATTGATGATGTAGAACCTATCGTCTGCACCATATAGTGATGTTTGGAATCCAATAGCATCACCGATTAGAAGTGTACTTGATACTTGGTCAACTTCTAGAAGTGTACCTTTTTGTCCAGTTGTTGATGAGGCAGCAGCCGCAACTTGGATTGAACCGATACCAGAACTTTGTTCTGCACCAGCACCGAACCAGACGATTTCACCGTCTACGAATCCAGTTGTACCGATACCAGCATTACCGTAACCAGACTGATACTTGAAGTAAATCTTATCAGCAGAAATCTGGTCGTTTAACAGCCATGCAGTCGCCTTAGAGGTCTGACCGAACATTGTAGCACCTAATGCCACTGTTCCACCTTTACTTGTTCCTAGAACTGTCATCATGTCACCAAAGACCTTTGCAGTTCTTGGAGTTTCATCAGTTGAGAAACCAGATGAGATAACACCGTAGTCTCCGTAAGAGTTGTTTCCACCAACACCCCTGATTCTTGATCCACCACCTGAGTAGTAACCCCACTTAGCGTAGTATGTGAAACAGGAAACGATTTCAGCGATTGCACCCTTATCAAGAATGTAACCAGCACCGTCAGATGCAACGTGGGTGAACGCATCGAACACCATTGATTTCGCACCTTGGGTGTGTACTCCACCATCGATGAATACACCGACACCACCACCACCGAATCTGCCACTCTCAGTTGCAGGGTCGGAGAAACAAGTACAGTCTTTAACGTAAGGTGACTTGTTATCGATTGGTGAATCTGGGTTCAAGGAGATGAATACACCAGCAGCAGTTGTACCAATACCAGTTCTTAGGTTAGCATTGTCAAGAACTAGAGGAGCGTTAGGATCATAGTAGAATCCTTCCATTCCTTTCATGGAGATCGCCTGAATTGTTGTAGCATCAGACATCTTGAACATGTGACTCCTGTTGTTAGGAGTTACAGAATCATCAGATGTTCCATCTTTAGGAAGAACCTGTGAACCTCTAAGTGCGTTACCGATAATAGAAGTGAAAGGAGGAACTTTAACTGGTAACTGTTCGTAGAACTGAGACGCAGATAGTTTCAAGATAGCAGGTGTTAGGTCTGTTACCTTACCGCCTTCAACGTATGTGTGGTCGATAGTTGAAATACCAACGTTACACTTGAAGTTATCGATATCAGGAACTTCTAGAACCTCATAGTAAGACTTGGATACCTTATCAGGATACTTGGTTGTTGTTAGACCAACAAAGGCAGTACCACCAGAAACATAGAGGTAATCAGTAGTTGAAACACCTACGTTTAGTGTGATTGAGTTAGAGTCGGGTACACCTTGAACCAAGAACTCATAAGTACCTTGAGTATGTACAGCAGGGAACTTACCAGTAATTGTCTGGTTGTCAGATGCAGTACCAACGTTAATTGTGATTGTGTTGGTTGTAACAGCACTAATGTTTAGAGCAGTGTTGTATGCAGGGTCTGGGTTTCCGTCTCCAGCAACAGCACGAGGATATGGGTGATCAGTTGTATAACCGTCCATTGAACAACGGAATGTCATACCTTCTGTCTCTAATCTTACAGATGTACCAACTGTTAATGAGTGAGCACCGATTGTACAAACCATGTCACCAGTTGCTTGGTTGTAAGAAACCGCAGTTGGTTGATGGTTAACGATTGGAGAAGGTCCAACGTTTACAGTAAATGTATCAGTTGTTGTACCTGTAATTGCTAACTGTTGTCCAGCTGCAGGGTCTTTTCCAGCTCTAGGATATGTCTTCTGAGAACCATTATTGTTCATCGTACAGGTGAACGTAAATGCGTTGTTAGCGATTGTAACCTTATCAGAAGTTGATAAACTATGACCAGCAAGGGTCATTACGAAGTTACCGTTTGAAGGATCGTATGTTGCACTTGTTGGAGTTATACTTGCTCCACCAACAATTGTAACTCCGTTTGCAGCACAACTGTTGAATGTGTGAGTGTAGTCACCACCAGATTGGATAGCGTTTGCTAATGCACTTCTGAATGTATGGGCAAACTGAGCAGAACCTGTGTATTGAACACTTAAGTTTCTGATTCTAACTTTTTCGCCAATTCCAACTTCGGGAGCAGCACCAAGACCAATAGCAGTAATCGTTGCAAGACCAACTGCCTTGTTGTAAGTCATACCCAAGACGTTGAATACGTTACCTCCAGATAGACACTCAAACTGAATATCTTGTAACTGAACGAAAGTACCAGTGTTTAATAGACCGTGACCAGGCGCAGTAACTGTTGCCACACCAGTGGAAGCAGTATACACCATATTGGTGATGTCTGTTTGAGGACGAGCAGATTGGCAAGCCTGTTTAATAGTCTTAAACGCCAAGTTAGGTGCAAGACCGTTGTTTGTGTCGAGTCCGTCTTCGGAGTCAACATAGTAAATTCTAGTCTGGTTTCCTACAATCTCGTAGCCAGGCATTCCATTTGACTGAACTGCGAGTGCGTAACCTGTAGATCCAATACCGATTCTTACGTTACCTGAGTTGTAACTTAGTAAGTCACCCTTAGTATTAAGAGCAGCGGATGAATCTCCTGATGCAAGCACTTCCCAGAATGTTCCGATTCCAGCAGTAGGAACGACGTTCTTGTGAGAGTTACCAACAGAAACATATGAATCTGAACCGTATCTTGCAACGTGGCCTGGATGATAGTTGAAGGTAGTGGAGAAGCCACCTTTAAATTCAAATCCTTTAACAAGTAAATCCCATACTTCTTCACCATTGTATGATTGAGGTTGAATTGATCCTACACCAACTTGTAACGGAGAAACGTTAGTTGTAACACCAATCTTATGACGGTAAATATTACCACCATACTGAGTAAGATCACCTCTGTAGTATGAACCCTCGATATATGTTGAAGCCGCACCAGCAAGACCGTCAGATAAGATACTCCATTTTGCAGAAGGGTCTGTAGTTACACCCAAATACTGTGGAGGTTGAAATCCAGCAAGTGATGTTGTTAAAGCAACATAAGATGAACCGTTGTAATTTACAACGTCACCTGATTGATATTCTGTTCCGTTGTCCCACTCACCCTCGTTTTGAAATCCCTTTACATACTCAGTAACTTTCGTTTCATCGATGAAAGTTCCTGCTGAAGTATGTGCAGTAGTTACTCTGTAAACAACGTTACCGAATTTTACTAAGTCGTTAATACGATAGTAAACTCCAGAAGCCCATTGTCCTTTTTGTTCTAGACCTTCAATATGGATGTTCCATTTGGAAAGGTCGTTAGAATAAAAGTCACTGACGTTAGCGGTTGACGTGTGGTTTTCGATTGCCACATAAGTATTACCACCAAACTTGGCGATATCGTCAATTAGGTAGCTTTTGGATACTGCCCAATCACCTGTCCAGTTGAATTTTACTCTTCCAAGTCTAAACTCAGCCATTTTTTCTCCGTGTAATTATCTGAGGGGGATTTTTTTACTTTGGTCCGATGGTATTGTACGCATAGTCAGGCCCATTGAACCTTATAACGAAAAAGCCATCATCATCTATGTAATAGTATAAGTTTCTGCGGTCAAAGCGAATCTGTTGGTATTTATCATTCGGATCATCTACGAATTTTTTGACCGTTGCAATATCATTACGAATGACAGATGTTTTACCAACACCAACATCATAGCAACCATAATCAACACCATCACCGAATTCTGGTATAGCAGTTCCATCGTTACGATAGAATTCTCCTAGTTCTGTTGAAGCAGCACTAACTTTTGAAAAGTAGAGCATATCGTCCGCATCTCTTCTGAGTGCATACACGAAAAAACCCGACGATTCGGAGGGGTCAAACTGTCCAGAAATTGAATTACTTAGCGTAAGTGCCATAGTTAACTTGCCCTATTGTTGAATACTTTCCAAAGAGATCCATTCCAAATAAAAGTCACTGACGCACCCGACACGTCCATAATAAATGGGGAAGATTCTCTAACTAAATGTCCATTCTCAAAACTGTACGTTGATGTAACACTCACAGGATTAATACTAAAAAAGTTCGCAAAGTCTTCAATTGATACCCAGTCACCAACTGCACGAGGAGTTGGCATCGCTAAGCTAAAACCGCCTGGAGTATTTTGGGAATCAGTAGTATACTTTTGGTTAGTCGCCAATGTATATGGTCCAGAAACGAACGTCCATCTTGCTTTTGCAAGTTCAAATCCGCCAGGTGTTGAGCCATCGTGAACAACAGCAGTATTCTTGTCAGTATCTACTGTTATTTCTGCTAACGCCCCAGTGAAGTTAAAGTGCTCAGCTGTAGTTCCTTTTCTGAATTGGACCTGTTTAGTCATGCTATTTTGATCAAATAGTTATGCTTCTCCATTTATTTATAGGAATTAAATAATAACAACGTAAGTTCTTGGTTCCTCGAAGGTGATCTTCTCAGTTGGAGAAGCACCGAAGGTGTTAATCTGACCAATGCCAACGTAAGTTGCACGAGCAAGAGATTCTTTAGATCCAGCAAGTCCTTTGAATCTTCCTTGAGTCTCGTAGTTGGCAAAGGTGAAGGATTCTGAAGCAGATCCACTGGTCTGATAAAGGACTGCAACACCAATTCCAATCGAAGGTGTGTAATCGACAAATGGATGTACAAGTGGTGTATTGGAGAATGTAAATCCACCTGATGTGCCTGGATCTTTGTCATCTCCGTAGTAACCATAGTTCTGAATTTCTCTCGTATCGCCGATACCAGATATTGTTGCAATACCAGATGCTGTAGGTGAGTACAACCAGTGAAGTTTGGTAATTGCGGATGCACCCTTTGTATCGAAGAGAACTGTTCCTTCGAGATCGTCTGCTGTAAATCTGACAATAGATCCACCAGAGATGGTAGCAATACCAACACCAATCTCTCTGACAAGATCCACCTCGTCGGCAGATCCAGAAATTGTTGTAATTCCAGATGCTGTGTACAGAGGTGTGTAATCGATATCTGGATGTGTAAGTTCTCCAGATAGTGTGAGTGTACCAGATGGAACGAAGTCTTGGAATACTTGGATTGGTCTGTATTCCGCAGCACCTGTGATATCTGTAAGTATTGCTCTTGCAGCAGATGGTTCGACTGTTGACTCGGCAGCACCACCAAATACACTGAATGTACCAGATCCGTCGTGAGATAATTTGACACCAGTGACAGGATTGATATCTCTTCTGAGCGTGAGAGTTCCTGTTCCTTCCCATTCGTATTCTCTGCGAGCAGTTGCTGTTCCAGATAGTGTAAGTGTTGCAGTATTCTCTGGAGAATTTGCAATGAAACTTTCTTCTGCCGTTCCATTGAATATGGAGGTTCCAGCAACAAGTTCTGCACTTGCTTTGTTCTCGGATAGTCCACCGATTGCAAATAGAGATCCACCACCAACTTCGGAGAATGTTGTTGCTTCGTCTTGAGCAGCACCCTCGTAAGTATATCCTCCAGCACCATCTGTTTTGTAGATCCTGATGATACTTTCTTCTGTGAGAATACCACCTTCCTGACGGATAGTAATTTGACCAGATGTGCCTGGATCTTTGTCGTCTCCATAGTATCCAAAGACTGTGATTGGTCTTGCTTCTGCTCCAGTTGTCTGGAAGTCGAATAGGAGAGATCCAGCACCAAACTCGGTAGCGGGAACAAATCTTTCCTTCGCACCAAATTCGACTCCGTTGAGATCTCCTTGTTCGTCTGGGCCTCCAACACCGTTTCCAGCAGTACCAATACCAAGAATGTAGATAACACCGTGAGTTGATATAGGTGCGTTTGTTCTGGATATCGAACGACCATCGAGTTTGAGGACAGGACCAACAGATGGATATTTCGGAATAAACCTTGTAGTAACAATGCCAGGATCTCCGTACTCTCCACCAGCACCGCCAGGAAGGATGGTAAGACCTGTTTCGATACCAATGTTCCTGTCGATACCATAATGAGGTGTGTAGTCGATATCTGGGTGAGTAAGTTCCCCAACAAGACGTAGTGTTGCTTTTTGTGACTGTGAAGCGTATGTAAGTTTGAGCTCTGTGTATCCGCCACCAAAGATGTGTAGGTAAGTTCCTTCTGGTGGATCGAAGCTGGACTTGACAACTGCACTGCCTGTGAATGTTTGAATACCAACAGGAGAAACATGATCGATAACTCTTGAGTAAGTGGTAATTCCAACTCCTCTTGAAAGAGTGAGATCTCCAGATCCAACGAAGTCTCTGGTAACACTCTCGTTTGCAGTATCATAGATATCGAATAGAACTGTTCCTTCTGGAGTCTGAGCAATGTACCTTTCTTCAGCACCACTAACGAAGTCGAATAGAGATGTTGTACTACTTGCAACTGCAACTCTCTCGTTGACGATACCAGATAGGGTAAGAGTACCAGAACCATTCCAGTTTGGAATGTATTGAATTTTCTTGGCAGAAAGATCTGTCTTGAACCCAATAGCTCCATATGGGAATATGGATTGTGTTGGAGCCTCTTCGTTGATAAATCCGTGGTCGTCGTAACCTTTGTCGATTTCCTGATGAGAGAATCCAGTGTAATGTGGATATAAGAATTGATCGTACTTGGGAGCATTACCAACAGAACTGACACCAAGAGTGCCATAGTTCTCAGATACAACAGTATCAGAGAAGTTAATATCGTATTGTTCAGTCTTATCAAAGGATGGTAGGATGAGAACTCCACCAGATCCTTGGTCGAATGTTAGACCACCATTAGAGAATGTAATATCTTGGTCATATGTGTCAGTCTCATCATCATATGTCTCAGTACCAGAAGCCTGTCCAAGTACATTGAGTCCGAATCCGTAACTTGGATCTTGTGTAATATCTCCGTAGTTCTCGTTCTCTTCTCCGTAGAATATGGAAGACTCATTGTAGGAGTCTGTATTCTTCTCACCAGAGGCAGCACCACCAAAGAATAATGTTCCACCAAACTCATCTTCTCTGTGTTGTATAACTCGTGCGTATGTGAGGTTGGGAGCACGACCTTGACTGAACGTTCCAGTACCAACACCACTGATATGAGGTGCAAATACTTGACCAGCAGTGCCACCAAGATATGAGTAATCTCCTTGTAAGTATGCCTTTGTACTGGATTCGACTGCACCACCAATAGTGAAGAGTGAACCAGATCCAATCTCGGTAGCTGGTGTGATAGACTCATTACCAGTACCACTGAATGTAAATTCACCTTCCTCACCGAAGACTGTATGTTGTGGAGCCTGACTGAACCAGTTTGCACCGAAGATGTTGATGCCAGCCTTGAATGTGGCAATACCAGTGATACCAGAAGACTCGTAAGAAATTGCAGACGCAATACTGAGATCTTCTGAAAGTAGGAACGTTGCTGTTCCTGTAAATCCAACAGTCTGTCTGGTAAGTGAAGTCTCTCCAAGAGAGAATGTAACTTCTCTGTTGGGGTAATGTTGACCACCAATCTGAACGTAGTTGAAGTCTGGAAGTAAGAATCCCCAGTTCTCTGCTTCCTTCGGTATTGTCTCGTCGTTTGTATTGATTGGTCCCCAATCTTCTGCTGGTTGAGTTGGAGTGGCAGAAATAAGACCCCAATCGTATTCTTCTGTTGATTGATCTCCTTTTGGTGATATCCAAGATGGAGTGTATACAGGAATACCCTGAGACATTCCTCCAGAGAAGTCGAAGAGGTTTGTATTCTCGTAATCTTTTGCAACTTGAATATTGGTTGCAGCACCACTAACATTAAACAGTACAGTTCTAGCACCAACACCAAGACCAAGTTTGATACCAGATACAGAACCAGTAAGTCTAATAGTAACTTTTCTGGTAGATGGAAGTATGACTGTGCTGTCTGCACCAGTTCCAGATGTATCAAAGAGAACTGTGTTATCAACAGTTGCAGGGACGAATGATTCGTCTGCACTACCAGATGCAGTGATTGTATCGCCAACACCGAAGACTGTACTTTGTGGAGCCTGACTGAAGAAGTTGGTTCCAGAGAATGTTGCTGTACCAGATCCAGAGTATGCAAAGAGTGATTGTTCTGATACAGCACCTTCTTTCTTGAATGTACCAGAACCATCATATCCTCTGACAGTGGCTTCGTTACCTTTAACGAAGGTTGCCTGATATTCGTCAAAGAAGAATCCGCCTTGTAATTGTTGTTCTATTAAACCGTAATCTTCAGCAGATGTAGGTGTATCTACTATATTTCCGTAACTTACAAATGCTACCTGATCTTCGTCAGAGAATGATCTCTCCTTCGCAAGAGGATCTGTGATAATCTCGTCGAATGTAATATCGAGATTATCGAAGGACGCACCTTCTCTAACTGTAATTGTTCCGTTATCTTCTTTCTCGAATACGTCAGAAACACTTCTGGCGTAGTTGTATATGACTTTCTCAACGTCAAATAGTCGGGTATCTCCACCCTTCGCCCTAAAGGCATTCTTAATTATCGGTAGATATGCCTGATCATAAGGTGTTGTAGTTGCACCACTTACGTTTAGTGTACCACTACCATCATAAGGATAAACTTGGTCTAGATCGGTTACTGATAAGCCAGACTTGGCAATAACACCAGAACCATCGTAGTTTGCTTTTGATATAGATTCGTTTGCAGTCCCAGATGGGATAAAGATGACAGGCCCTGCCGCTCCGAGATCTGGTATGACGACTCTTTCGAGACCGTTACCAAACTCATGAATTGTACCAGTACCAACCCAAGGCGTTACTGCTGACTCTAGTGCAGAGTCATTTACATCAAACAGTACAGTATTTGCGTTCTCTGGAATCCACTGTGTTCTACTTCTACCAAACTCATCTCTTCCATCTACTACTTCTATTGGGCCAAATGGTAGTATATCTGCTGTTGCTGTTATTAATCCTCTATCATTTACAAAGAAAAAATCTGAGTCTCTTTCGGGTTCTACATGTTGATTTATATCGCCATAGTCAATATTCTCCACTGATCCAACGGTGATATCACCCGCTGAGAATGTAGTGAATTGATCTATCTTCGTATTGTCGTAGACAAATACTGTCAAGTAGTTCTCCGAATAAAAAGACCCTGCCTTAGTTATAAAGCAGAGTCCACATATTGATATTTAGTGTTTCTATTAGTCGAGTGCGACGTTTAGAGTAATCTTGATTTGGTCTCCATTGTTCTGAATGTTGTAAGGACCGTTTGTGAATCTTTCAGCGTACATGATAGAACTGTAAAGAGTCGCAGTGTTAAGTCCAAGAACACCGTTTGATGTAGCAGTTAGAGATGGAGTTGTTACAAACTCATCTGCGTTTGGTACGTCAAATACAGTGTATACATTAGATTCAAGAGTTGTGTTACCAGTACCAGCGTTAACGTAAAGGATGTCTCCAGCTCTAAGTCCGTGGTTAGCAAACGAGATCTTACCGAAACTGAATGTAACTGATGGGTCAGTCGCAACCTGAATGTTATCGACAAGAGGTTTGTCTAGGTAAATCGTTCTATAACTTCGGTCAATACCGATAATCTTCGTTCCAGTAGCAACACCTGAGTTACCAGCAACAAATTGTCCAAGAGTTAGATCATCAATGCTAACCTGTGGGTCAATTGTAAGGTAAGAGTTACCAACAACACCGATAGTTGGGTCTGTGTTGTTACCCTTAGTAACTGTAGTTCCAATACCAACGCTTGCACCGTGTACAACACCCTGTACTGCGACAGGCATGTTATTTGCTCTAGTTACATAATATCCGTAGATATTACCAGCAGGGCCAGTGAAAGTGAAAGTCTGTTCTGGATATGTAGCAGTTGTTCCACTAC